TACACACGTAGGTAATTACACACAAACTGGAAATTCAAACATTACTGGTAATTTAACTATTACAGAAAAGTTAGATGTTTCGCAATACGCACAGTTTGAAGAAATATTAATTGATGATAATTTTATTACTACTACAACTAGTAATGCAAACTTAGAGTTACGTGCAAATGGCACAGGACAAATAGTTGTTCCTAGTGCAAATGTTACTATTACTAATAACTTAACTGTTAACGGTACTGTACTTGCTGACAACTTAACTACAACAGGCTTAATTACTTCAGATAGTTTTAGCACTGGTGACATCTTAATTGATGATAACATCATTCGCACTACAACATCAAACAGTAATTTAGAGTTGAGAGCTAATGGATCAGGTAAAGTTATTGTACCAAGCAATAATGTTGATATAACAGGAACACTTGATGTTACTGGATTAACAACTACAAACGATCTAACAATTAATGGCGCATTAACACATGTTGGTAACGTTACACAAACTGGTAATTATTCTATTGCTGGAACTTGGAACAACGGCGAATTACAAGTTAGTGGAAATGTAATAGAAACAACAACTAGCAATGCAGACTTAGAATTACGTGCTAGTGGCACAGGCCAAGTATTAATTCCAAACAACAATGTTACTGTAACTAATAACTTAACTGTTGACGGAGTAACTGATTTACAAGCAACAACAATTAACGGAATAGTTACACATACAGGTAACCATGTACAAAACGGTAACTTAACAATTACCGGAATGCTTGAAGTTGATGACATTGAGATTGCTGGCAATACTATTCAAGCTGCATCTAATGACACAGATTTACAATTACAGGCAAACGGAACTGGCGAAATAGTAATTCCAACAAGTGATGTAGTTTTAAGTCAAAACTTAACTGTTAACGGAACAACTACTTTACAAGATACTAGTGTTACTGGAACGCTTACCCATGTAGGTAACAGAGTACATACAGGTAACTTTAATATTGGCGGCACATTTTCCAATGGCACTATAAAAATTGATGATAACTTTATTACTACTAGAGTCTCAAATGCAGACTTAGAGTTACGTGCAAATGGCACAGGTGAAGTTACTGTACAAAGCAATGATGTTGTATTTGGACAAGCATTAACAGTAAGCGGTGCAACGGATTTACAAGCAACTACAATAACTGGAACAATTACTCACACAGGAAATGTTACACAAACAGGTAACCTAAACTTAACAGGTGACTTTGATAATGGTAACGTAAGCATAGCTGCAAATGTAATTCAAACTACTGATAGTAATGCAGATTTAGAGTTACGTGCTAACGGGTCTGGCAAAATACTTGTACCAAATAACGATGTTGATGTTACCGGAACACTTGATGTTACTGGAACAACGACACTAGGTAATACTAATATTACTGGAATAGTAACCCATGTTGGTAATGCAAATATTACAGGCAACTATGATATTACAGGACAGTTAAATGTTGATGCTTTAAGTTTCGACACTAATAGAATTTTTACAACTACATTAAATGCAGATCTTATATTACAAGCAAATAACAATGGTAAAGTTCTTGTACCAAACAACGATGTTTTAATTGAAGAAAACTTAACTGTTGACATTGGTACAACATTAAAAGATACAAATATTACAGGAACAGTTACACATGTTGGTGTATATACACAAACTGGTAACTCAACAATAACTGGTGATGTTACAGTAACACAAGATTTAGATATTACAGGTTCAGCACAGTTTGAAGAAATATTAGTTGACGACAACTTTATTACTACAACTACAAGTAATGCAAACTTAGAGTTACGTGCAAACGGTACAGGTGAAGTATTAATACCAAGTGCTGATGTAAGAGTTAATAACGATTTAATTGTTAGTGGAACTATTACAACTGGTGATATTAACAGTGCAGGAACTATTACAGCAAATAGATTTAGTACTGGTGATATTTTAATTGACGATAATTTTATTACTACTACAACTAGTAACTCAAACTTAGAGTTACGTGCAAATGGCACAGGTGAAGTATTAATACCAAGCAATAATGTTCAAATTACTGGTGATACTACAGTAAATGGTACAACAGATCTACAAGGTGACACTGGTATTACAGGTACAGTTACACATATTGGTAACTTATCACAAACTGGTAACTTTGAAATTACAGGAAGTTTAACTGTTACCGGAGACTTAGATGTTTCCGGAGCATTCCAGTTTGAAGAAATATTAATTGATGATAATGTTATAACAACTACATCATCAAATGCAGACTTAGAACTACAAGCCGCTGGAACAGGAAGCATTATTGTTCCTAGCAATGATGTAGATATTACAAATAACTTAACAGTAGATGGTACATTAACTGTTGGCAATATTGTAAGTACAGGAACAATACAAGCAAATAACTTTACCACAGGCGATATCTTAATTGATGATAACTTTATTACTACTACAACATCAAATAGTAATTTAGAATTACGTGCCAGCGGTACAGGAAACATTATTTTAGACGACTTTAGTTTAATTAACGCAACAATATCTAGTAGTTCAAACATTACATTAACTCCAGCAACTGAGTTAGTTATAATAGACGCAACTGGTGCTGTTAGATTACCTAAGGGTGATACTAGTCAACGTCCTACAGGAGCAACAGGACAGATTAGATATAATACCGAACTTGCTAGATATGAAGGTTACACTAACAACGGTTGGACAAGACTTGATGGTGTTGAAGATGCTGATGGTAATACTAAAGTAACAGCAGAACTATCACCAGGCGCTAATGATGACACTATTAGATTTATTGTAGCAGGAAACACTAAAGTAACAGTTACTGAAACAAAATTAGAAGCTGATTTAATAACCGTAGATGACATCACTATTGATGGCAATGTGATAAGTACAACTGCAGGAAACACAGATTTACAACTAACAGGCAACGGAACAGGCGGCGTTAACATTGAGAACTTTAGGTTTACAGATGGCACAGTAACGAATGTTACAGCAAATGGTGTAACAACTATTGCCAGTACAAATCAAGGGTATGTTAATTTTGCTGATCCATACGGAGTAGTAATACCAGTAGGGTCTAACGCACAAAGACCAACAGGTGTTACAGGAATGATAAGGTTTAACAATGAAGCTTTTAGAGTTGAAATGTATGACGGAACGAATTGGATATCAGTAGCAGGTGCATCGGGCGGAATTAGTTATGCAGACGCAGAAGACATTGCAATAGAAAAAGTATTAATATTTGGATAAGAGAGAATGGCAACTACACTTAAAAACACAGTTATAAAGAATTGCGGCACAGTACCTGTGCTTATATACGAAACATTACCTGGAAACAGAGTAACTGTTTTGGGTATAAGTTTTACAAACTTGACGGACAAGTTTGTATACGTAGACGTACTAGTCGAAGACGACACTAGTGTAAGCGGATACTATTTGAAAGATAGTATTCTACCAGCAGGCACAAGTTTAAGAGCTGTGTCAACTGGTGAAAAATTAGTGTTAGCCCCTAGCAATAGACTGTTAGTTAGATCAAGTCTTGATGACTCAGTAGATGTTATTGTTAGTTACGTGGAGATTACATAATGGCTTATTACATAGGAACAACACCACAGGACGTTTTAGACGGCTTTATAAAACGGTACTTTTATGGACTTCGTAGAAATAACGATGGCGAATTGTTTTTTGTACAAATTGACCAACTAAGAGGTGGTGATGAAAATATTGTAGTTGTCAATAACTTAGGTATTTCTTCAGAAAACTATCCAGATTTTGAAGAAGGTATTGATTATTTAGACGGCATAGATGCCGACCACGAGTTAGTGTATCCTAATGTAAGATATCCACAATTTAAGTGGGAAAATAGATCACTATTATATTATATAGAACCGGCCACAGGATTTTTGGTGCAAAGAATATCTGAAGCATATTCTTACCCAACTGGTGTGTCGACAGTAGCGTACGGCGAAGGCCAAGACGAAAACGTAATTGATTAAGGAAAAGAATAATGGCAGAGTTTAAGTTAGATAGGTTTAAGTATAATTGGAAAGGTGACTGGGTCACTGGCACCGCATACAAACGCGACGATGTACTTCGTGTAAACGGATTCAGTTATGTTTGTATTATCTCGCACACATCGTCCGCACAGTTTGCTACTGACTTAAACGCAATACTTCCAGGAAGTTCACCTCCACAGCCGCAACCTAAATGGGTCGTGATGACAGCAAGCAAATCGTTTGTAGGAGATTGGGGCCCAGGCACTTCGTACAACGTAGGTGACATTGTTTTATACGGTGGAACAGTATGGGATTGTATTACAGCACATTCGGCATCAACTTTCCAAAATGATTTAGCTAAATGGACAGTGTTTACTAAGCACATTAAGTATGACACTGCCTGGACTGTAGGAACAGATTACGGGCACGGTGACATTGTAAAATATGGCGGCAATCTTTGGAAATGTATAGAACCACACACAGCATCAGGCATACTTGAAAATCAAAGTGGTAGCTGGGAAGAGTTTTACGTAGGACAAGAATACAGAAATGCATGGACAGTTAGTACAGACTATAACATTGGTGACATTGTAAAATACGGTGGATCATTATTTAAGTGTACAGCATCACATAGTTCAAACATTACAGCATTAGACGATACAAAGTTTTCAGTATTTGCATTTGGTACACAGTTTGACGGAGAATGGAATAGTACAACACAATACAACATTGGTGATGTTGTAAGATACGGTGGCTCGTCTTACTACGCAATTACAAATAATATTGAATCAGACCCTTCAAGAATACTAAGAGGACTTTCGTCAGGCGAAGACAGCACAAGCGACTGGATAGTTCTAGCAAAAGGTTATCAATTTGCAGGTGATTGGAGTTTATCAAAAGAATTTAAAACAGGCGACATTACTCAACGTGGTGGCGACTTATATGTTGCACTTAGAGATGTAAACATTAATGACGGCGATGAAAGTTCGTTAACATACTTAGATACAGAAGTTTGGGAAAAAGTAGTTCCAGGCAAGAAATGGAAAGCTCCATGGACTGCAACAACTTACTATTCAGTTGGCGATGTAGTTTATTATTTAGGTACAGCATATGTATGTAGTTACGAACACACAGCAGACAATGATAACTTTCCAGGCGATAACGGAAACGCTTACAACTATTGGTCTACATTAATCCAATCAGGAGATCAAGGTGGATTAACTACTAAAGGTGATTTACTCACTTTTGGATTATCAAGAGACGGCGTAGGTGACGGTAGTACACTTAATGATACTAATGTTTCAATCGGACTTGCAGAAAATGTTTTATCAATAACCGACGAACAAGATATATTTTGGAGAACATTTACAGCTGACTCAGATGTAATTTATGTTGCTCCGTACGGTATAAACGATAACACTGTTCTAAGAGGCAGAAGTGCAGAATTACCATTTAGAACAGTTCGATACGCATGTGAATTTATTGAAGATAATTTTGGCACAATTGACAGACCAACTAAGATTGATGTTGCAACAGGTAGCTACGACGAGATAGGACCAATTATTGTTCCTGCAGGTTGTGTAGTAATGGGATCTGAATTAAGATCAACAACTATTGTAGCAACAGCACCAATTCCAGCATATGCTTATGATGCTAACACTGACACAGGTGATTACAAGCAGGTTAAAGAATATATTACACATATATCATCATTTATATTTAATTTAATAACTAACGTACCAGTTATCAATACTGCCGGAAATAATATAGTAGCAAGAACAAACATTGACCCTTCAAACCTTGCTGCATCCAACAGAATAATTGCATTGTTAGACGGGTTTAAAGAATATACTGAATTTAGAATTGCTTCTACTGCATCTGATCCAACACTTACTGGTTCAAACACACTATCAGCAGTAGCAGGATATGCTGAAGCAGCTAACCATTTAAGAGCTAACTTACCGTGGATACAAGCAGAACTATTTGCATTCTTAGATCTTACATACGATAATCTTGACAAAGTAAGAATATTTGATGATGTTAATTCTATAGTTAGAGGCATAGCAAGAGACATACAATATTCAGGTAACTACGCAACATTACAAGCTGCTAGAAGATATACAAATGCTGTAAATGGATCACAACTTGACGATTTATTTTACTTTAGAGATACTACTGGCATGAGGAACTTAACAACCAAAGGCCTTAAAGGAACACTTAACCCACCAGGCGTGTATGACTTATATCAAAGACCAACTGGCGGAGCATGTACAAGTTTAGATCCAGGCTGGGGACCAGCTGACGAACGTTGTTGGATCATGCAACGTTCTCCATATATACAGGGTGTTACAAATATTGGATCATCTTGTGTTGGTAAAAAAGTTGACGGGTCATTACACAATGGCGGTAATAAGTCAATGGTTAGTAATGACTTTACACAAGTATTAAGTGACGGTATTGGTGCTTGGATCACTAATGGTGGTAGAGCAGAGCTTGTATCAGTGTTTACGTACTATTGTTCAGTTGGATACTTTGCTGAAGATGGTGGCGTTATACGTGCAGCTAATGGCAACAACTCATACGGAAGTTGGGGAGCTATTGCAGATGGCAATGATCCAGCTGAAACTCCAGACGCGGCTACAGTATGGAACAGAAATAACGAAGCAACAGTAAGTTCAGGATTTATTGGCGGCGCAACTGACGAAATAAAAGCATTAGAATATTCACATGCTGGACAACATTACACAACAGTAACACCTACTATTGTTGGTGCAGGCGCAGGTGAAAGTTTAGTGTTTGATGACTTTAGAGATTTAGCAATAAGTCAAGTAAGGCGTATAAACACTACTGGTTCAGGATCTGAAGGTGGTAGTAACTATCTAGTTAGACAGGGTTTTGCCCAAGTAACATCAGACGCAACATCAACAATTAAAATATCAGCTACTGATGTAACACAATTTTTAAGTGAAATTGACGGCCACAGACTAATTATTATCTCAGGCCCAGCAACAGGACAATACGGTTATATTGATTCATTTAGTGCGGTGTCTAAAGAAACAGGTATTAAGAAAGAATCAGATAACAGTGTAGGATGGGATCATATTATTCCAGGAACACCATTAGTAGCATCATTTGATTCTACGACTCAATATAGAATAGAGCCTAGAGTTGAAGTTAGCTCACCGGGCCTTTCAAGTACTTCACATCCGTTAACTAACGCTAGAACGTTTGACGATGCTGCTGAAGGCGGAAATAGTGTAACATATCCTAGCATAACTATTGGACTAGGTACAGGTGTTGTTGAAGGAATTACACAAGCAAGTGCGGTATATCAAGTATTAAGAACTGGTAAATTATATTCCCCGACTCAGGTATCCGGCGGTGCTGGTTATGCAGTTGGTGACAAGATTACAGTTCCAGGTACAGCAATGGGCGGAGTAACACCAGACAACGATCTAATTATTACAGTAGCAACAGTATCAGATGATAGTACTAACTCAATACTTACACAAACATACAGTGGTGTTGGTAGAGAGCCTAGATTAATTGCATCAGCACAGCCAAACTATATGGTTTACAGCGACGATGCAGGGCTTACATGGACTGAAACTACGCATGATGTGTCAGGAACTATACATACTGTAGTTGCAGGCAACGATAGGTTTATTGGTGTAGGTGGACAAATTAATCAATACATATTCTCATTAAATGGCGAAGTATGGACAACACGATCACTACCAGGAGCAAACAACTGGAAGCATGCCACATATGGCGGCGGTAAGTTTGTTATTTGCTCAGCAGCATATGCTAACTTTTTATACAGTACTGATGGACTAGCGTGGACTGCTGTTGCACACGGAGGCGCTGTATCAGCGTTTTCTAAAGTAGCATACGGACAAGGTAAGTTTATATCAGTTAGTGACGAAGACAGAGCTGTTACAATATCATCAGATGGTATTACTTGGAACAGAACTAATAACGCACTTCCAGCAGCATTTGCTACATCTAATAATATTGAATTTGCAGGCTTTGCATACGGTGCCAATAGGTTTGTAGGAATATCAGACTCTGGTAAAACGTGTTTCTCAGTAGACGAAGGAGCAACATGGATTGCTGGTGGTGATGTTCCACAAAACGGTGGCAGCACATTACAATTTTCAGGACTAAAATATGGCAACGGTGTTTGGATGGCTATTGCTAAAGATAACGGAACAGGCCCAACTAACTTAGTTGCTGTTACCCAAGACGGTATAACATGGTCACAGTATAACTTAGATGCATCACAAACATGGGGAGCACTAGCTTATACAAGTAACAACAATGATCCAAAGTTTGTTTGCATAGGAAATGGCGCTAATACTAATGCTGTTGTTAAAGCAAGAACAGGAGCAAAGGCAATATTAAGAGCTAACATACAATCAGGCAAGATATCAGAATTTAAGATATGGAACCCAGGTGGGGGATATATAATTGCACCAACAGTGACAGTTACTGATCAACAAGCTATATCGCTTGTAGAACCTCAAGTACGCCTAAGTTCAGGAGTACTTGGACAGCCAACATTTAATAGTAGAGGAGCAGGTTTTAGAACTGGTTCCACAACTATAACGCTTGTTGGTGATGGATATGCTGAAATTGTTGAACAAAGTAATAAGTTAACACTAGCAGGAGTTGACACAGTTCCAGGACCCGGAGTACAAATTAGAATAGCTGGTATTTTAGATACAGCTACAGCTGATCCAGATGACTTAAAACTTTATAATGGTGTTAAGGCAACTGACTTAGGTGACGACGGCAGTGGTAATGGTACTAGACTTGTCCAATTCCAAATTAGTCCTAGCTTAGACAATACTGATAACCTAGAGCACGGAGTTACTGTTGAACTAAGAAGTAAATACAGTCAATGTAGGATAGCAGGACATGACTTCCTTGATATAGGTACTGGTAACTTTGCAAATACAAACTATCCATTACTTTACTCAGATGGCAATTATTTTGTAAGTGCGCCAGAGAATGAGGTATATGAAACAAACGGTGGTAGAGTATTTTATACAAGTACAGACCAAGATGGTAACTTTAGAACAGGTGAGCTGTTTGCTGTTAACCAAGCAACTGGTATTGTTACAATTAGTGCTCAGTTCTTTGACTTAGATGGTCTTTCAGAATTATCACTAGGTGGAGTTCGCCTAGGTGGATCTGGAGCAAGTATTCAAGAATTTAGTACAGACGCGACTATGAGTGCAGACTCAAATAACGTAATACCCACACAGCGAGCTATTGCAACTTTCTTATCAGATAGGTTATCAGTGGGTGGTGAAGATCTTCAAACGAACTTGTTACAAGCAGGCTTTGTACAACTTGGTGGTGAAGACAATAGGATTGATATGAACAACAATGAAATTTTACAATTTAACCGTCCTGTAATTATAGGCGGGATAGGAGCAGACGGCGTAACACCAGCCGGTATTGGTGGAACCATTATTTCTCAAATGTTGTTAGTAAGGAACTTCAATGATACCGTACAATAACCAGGAAAATGATTTAATGATAAATACACTATACGGAGTAATTACAAATGGCAGAATTTAAACTAGGTAGAATCAGATTTGTTTGGAAAAACAACTGGTCTACTTCAACAACATACTACAAAGATGACGTTATCGCTTTTGGTGGTAAGGTGTATATATGTGTACTAGGACATTCTAGTGCAGCAGACTTTTTTACTGATCTTAATATTTCACCAAGCAAGTGGAACTTAGTAAGTGATGGCCAATCCTGGTTAGGAGAATGGGCACACTCAATAGCATACGTCAATAACAATATTGTTAAATACGGATCAAAGTTATATATTTGCCAAACAAATCATACTTCGACAGCAGTTACAGGCACAGTTACTACAGCAGTAACAGTTGGTGTAAATAGTGTATCACCGGGCAACAATGTTTTTGTATTAGGCGGAATACAGTATCCAAGTGTACAATTCCAACATGGTAAAACATACGAATACACACAAGATAACGGAACTAATGCTACGCATCCGTTGTTGTTTAGCACAACAAAAAATGGTACACACGGTGGTGGTTCTGAATATATTACAGGTGTAAAATATTACATTGATGGTACTGAAGTTGCTGATGCAGCAACTTATGTTGCCGCATTTGATGCCGCAACAAATAGAAAAATTACTATTACTCCAACAGCTGCAACACCTGAAACATTATATTACTACTGTTATAATCATTCTAATATGTCAATTAATGCAGAAATTGATGTTATCAATTACGGTATTGAAGCAGACTTAGGTAACTGGCAAACATTTGCTGAAGGTCTAGATTGGAAAGGTACTTGGAAGCCAAGCTACCAGTACAGAAATAACGATTTTGTAAAATACGGTGCAGCATCTTATGTTTGTAAAACTCCTCACACTTCACAAGCAGGCGGACTTGAATCTGATCAAGTAAAATGGGATCTTTTAAACAAAGGATTTGAATATAGATCAGAATGGGTAGCAAGCAAAAAATATTTAGAAAACGATATTGTACGCTATGGTGCAGGTACTTGGATAGCAGTAGCTAATCATACTAGTAGTTCAGCATTTGGTTCAGATAGTGCTTCCTGGGAAAAGTTTGTTGAAGGCTTCCAGTACGAAGCAGAATGGAACTGGGAATCAGCTTACCAAACAGGTGACGTTGTAAAATATGGCGGAAACCAGTATATTTCAAAACGAGACAATACTGATAAAATTCCATCTACTGAAACTACAGATTGGGATTTGTTTTCAGAAGGATTTAATCTTGTTGGAAATTGGGGCGAAGACAGTTCATCATACGAATATAAAGTAGGTGATGTAGTTAGTCTAGGTGGCTTCACATATCGTTGTATTTTAGATCATCAAAATCAACAACCACCAAGTGCAAACCATTGGAAGAAATTAAACTCAGGCTTTGAATGGAGAGGTGAATGGATAGACGAGCAAGAATATTACGAAGGTGACGTAGTACGTTACGGTGATAGTTCATATGTTTGTGTACTCGGTCATATATCAGAAGGTGATGACTATTCATCCGGCCAAGTTGGCGCAGCAGGATCTCGTCCAGACTTAGCAGACAGTGGAGCATATTGGTCAGCAATGGCAATTGGTACAGAGCAATCAGTACTAACAACTAAAGGCGACCTAGTTTACTATAGTGGGACAGCACCAACAAGATTACCAATTGGTAAAGATGGTCAAGTACTACAAGTTAATGCAAATGCATTACCAGAATGGGCGTTCTTAGGTGCATCCGACGATGTATACTTTGTCGCTGAACACGGAAAAGATCAACCAGCTCCAATATACGGACAATCAATTGACAGACCTTGGAAGTCAATTAGATATGCCGCAATGCAAGTAGAACTAGGACCTAAGAATCCAGAAGCAGCTACATTGCTCGAATTAAATAGAAAATTTATACAACGTGAAATTGTTGAGTGGACAGACAGTCAAATTACAAATAATACTTCACCGTTTACATCTAGCTTCTCTTATGAATCTATTAAATGTGAAAGAGACATGGGCTATATTGTCGATGCACTTATTTGGGATTTCAAACACGGCGGCAATGTACGTTCAAGAGAAGCAGCATTAAAATATGTTAACGAAGCTTCACAATTTTATACACTAGGACAGGAAGCAGAAACTGTTGCAAGTATTAATTACGGATTAACTGTAATTAACAATGTACTTGCACAAACAGATCCAGCTGTTAACTATCAAACGCAGAATGGTGATAACTCAACAGCTATTGTTGTACAATATAAGAATGCAGCATTACTAGCTGAAAGTGTTACTACTGAAATAACAGCAAATGTAAAAATTATTACTGATGCAATTACAGCAGGCGTTGCAACTAATATTCCAGCAAGAGATATACACAACACGTTGATTAAAGTATCAACAGGAAGATATATTGAAGTACTTCCAATCGTTGTTCCAGCAGAATGTTGTATTATAGGTGACGAACTTAGAGCTGTTACTGTAGAACCTAGGAAAGCATCTAATGCTACATTAACTCCAGCAGGTGATTTCAAATATTCCTTTAAAGGACTTGAAAGAATGGCTAGCATTGTTGGTGATATTGTAACAGGACAGTCTGTTACAGCAACAACAGGAAATACACAAACACAATCACAAGTTTGGCCATATGCTGAAACAACAGTAGTTGGACCCGAAGTAACACGTTTGGCAAGAACAGTTAACGAAAGAATTGGAGTAGGCTTAGGCGAAAAGCTAAATGCTACACTTCCAGTTTTCCATACAATGTCTGACGTAAGTGCAGGTCGAGCAAGAGATTTAGTTTTAAGAAACAAAGAGTTTATACAAGCTGAAACTATTGGATATATTTTAGATCAGTATCCAAACTTAAACTACAGTAGAACAAAGTGTAAACAAGACGTTGGTCTTATTCTTGACAGTATTGCATATGATTTAACATATGGCGGTAACTGGATGAGTGAAACAGCAGGACTTGCATACTATAATGGTGTAAGCGGAGTTTTACAAATTCATAGTTCGGAAAAGGCAGCAACACTTGCTGTTTATGCAATTATAAAAGCAATAGCACAAACTGTGTCAAGAGATATTGCAGTTAGTCCAGTGTACCAATCAACAGTAGCACAGATTCCAGGTAATGCTGGCGATGCAGCTGACTCAACTAAAATTGGTCAATTGTTCGATGATATTATTGACATTGTTAATAATGGTACAGCAAGCTCAAGTATTACTTACCCAGTAGTATCAGGTGCAGCATCAAACTTACAAAGTTCAGCAACTACACTAGAAAGTAAGAAAGCAGAAATTGCTGAGAAAACAATTGACTTTATTAATAATAACTTTGGTAACTTCACATACAACAGTGCTGTATGCAGAAGAGACTTAACAAATATTATTACTGATGTTGCATTTGATGCGGCATTAGGAACTAACTATAACGGTGTTTATAATGGTGTAGCATATACTAGACCAACTAATGCTTATAACTTAGCAAGTCAGCGTGTTGAAACAATTGGTGCTATTAGAAAAGCTAGAGACTTAGTACTAGGTACAGCGGTGGATGCAACAGCAGAAGCTAGAATTACATCATCAATGAACGAGATTGTTGGCATTATTAATAATAATACTGGGCCATCTGTTCCAGGTGACGGTGTAGCATCTGCATTAAGTTTTCCAAGTCCAGCAGGAGTTGACCAGAATAGAGTAGATGCAAAAGACAACTTAGTAGCAAACAGAGCATTTATAGCAGCAGACGTTGTTGCGTATGTTAATAACAATACTCCTCCAGCAGGATATGATTCGGCAAAGTGTGCTAGAGACGTAGGCTATATTGTTGATGCAATGTGTTATGATGTATTGTATGGCGGTACAAGTGCTGCAACAAGAATGACACAATCATACTTTGGAATATATGGTGCGGTTTATCCAGCAGGACAAGTTAGTGAAACTGTAGCGGCATACGGGCATCTAAGTACTTTAATGGGATTAGTTGTTCAAGAGTCGAGTGTAACAAAACAGTCAGGTAACAGTGCAACACAAACTACACTGTCTACACCAGCTAGTGGTACAGAAGCAGCTTCAATAGCTGCAGGAATGACTATTATTACTAACGCACTTACAGCAGGCAACACGGCTAGTGTTCCAAGTGTTGTATATCCAAGTGTTACATTTGCAACTACAGCAATTAAATTAGATAAAACAAATATTGATGCAGCTAGACCAGCACATATTTTAACTACGCTTCAGTTTATTACTGATACGTATAATACTACTTTCATATATGACCATGCTAAGTGTACAAGAGACATCGGGTTAATTATTGATGCAGCTAAGTACGACTGGCAGTTAGGTACTAACTATGCTAGTATAGTAACAGCACTAAGCTACTTACGAGCACCTTCAAACAAGGTTATCGGAGCACAGAAAACAGCAACTATAGCAGCAAATGAATATGCAAGAACACTTGCAGTTGCTAACGTAGGTGGTGTTGCAGGAGCAATAGCAGGCATTAATGCAACTTGGGAATTAGTACAAGATACACTATTTGCAGGATCTGCAGAAGGTGGTGTTAATGCTGTTGACGACGAAGAAGTGTTTAACGCTATACGTCAACTTGAAATGAACAAAGATTTTATTGCAGATGAAGTTGTTGCTTATGTAGACGATTACTTTAGCGATACTGTTACAGCTACAGCACAAGTATCAGGTGGATCTGCAGGTGGTACAACATCTAATAGATTAACTATTACTAGCACGGCCTGGCTAGATGAAGGTATGGAAATTAAGTTTACTAATACAAATGCTATTGGTAGTAACGCTATACTGTTTATTGATACTAAGTTTTATGTTAAGGAAATTATTAGCGCAACAAAGTTTACAGTATCAAATACTGTAGACGGAAGTGAAGTTGCTGTTGATAGTCCGGGCAGTGAAGCATTTGCTGTTGCTAAAGCATATGCATACAATGCAGCAACTTGTAAACGTGACGTTAAAGAATACATATCAGCAATGAAATGGGATCTTGAATGGGCACAAACTTGGAAACGTCAGTATAAAGTTGGCAATGTAGAAAAGGCATTAACATTCTATAGACCAGGAAGTTACAAAACAAGACTTGCAGCAAGATACTATGTAAACAGTGTTATTGGATCGCAAGAAGAAGATTTTTACTATTTACGTAATGGTACAGGTATACGCTTACAGTCAATGAAAGGCTTACAAGGCGACCTAGGAGCTGTAAATGCATTTGGTACACAACGACCAACAGCTGGAGCATATTGTTCAATGGATCCGGGTTGGGGACCAGATGATGTTCGTGCATGGATTACATCACGTTCTCCATATATACAAAACTGTACAACGTTTGGATTTGGAGCAGTTGGTCAAAAGATTGATGGCGCATTACACAACGGCGGCAATGATTCAATGGTCAGTAATGACTTTACACAACTTATAAGCGACGGCATCGGAGCATGGATTACTAACAACGGTAGAGCTGAACTTGTGTCAGTGTTTACATATTACTCACATATTGGGTACTTGGCAGAAAACGGTGGACGTATACGTGCAACAAATGGTAACAACTCATACGGTAAGTATGGTTCGTCAGCAGAAGGAGTTGATCCAACTGAGATACCAGTTACAGCAGTAATTGACAATGCTACACAGTACAGTGCAACGGTTGCTACTGTTAATACAAATGCTAGTGAACTACAAAATATTGAATTTAGTCATGCAGGAAACGAATATACAGAAGCAGGAATAGAGTTCTTTGGTCCAGGATCAAACGAAGCTATATTTGCAGATGAATACAGAGACGGAGCAATGTACCAAAGTCGTGTTGCAGAAAGTGGTGCAGTAGGCACAGCAGGTGGTAGCGGATATACGGTTGTATCTAACGTTGCTCAAGCAGGTGCAGCGGCACAAATAAGTTTATCAGCAACAGACGGTAATGTAAGTTCAGCATATATTGGCATGAGACTCCAAGTTGTTGGTGGTGCTGGTATTGGACTATTTGGTATTATTGCTACTTACAACGCAGGTACTAAAGTAGCTACTGTAACTAAACCATCAGATGGTACAGCAGGTTGGGATCATGTTGTTCCAGGAACAACATTTGTTGCTCCTAACTCAACTTCAACATACCAAATTGAACCAGCAATATCTTATGTGGCTCCAACTACAACTAACGCACAGAGTACATTAAGTGCGGCAATAGTAGCAAGTGAAGCTATATACGCAGAAACTTCAGCACAGTATACAGCAATAGCAACTACTACAGAATCAGACGGAACTGGTGCAACATTTGATGTAACTAGGAACGGTGACAAGTATTATGTTACAGCAAATGCAGCTGGTACAGGGTATTCGAGACTAGATCAATTAGTTATTCCAGGAGCAAGTTTAGGTGGTGCAACAACAGCAAATGATATTACTGTTAATGTTACAACTATTAATGCAGCAACAGGCGCTGTAGTAGACTATGACTTTAGTGGAATTGGACGCAAAGGTACATTCCTTGCAATTCCAAGTACAGGTACAGCAGGTCTTAAGAGTGTTGACGGTGTTACATGGACTGCAGAAGCATTACCGAGCCCAGGCGCAGGAGCGTATTGTGCAATAACAACTGGATTAGTAGATGACGGTTCAAGTGTTTACAAATCAAGTGTAGTAGGTGCGGTGTGTAATGGCTCAAACGTAGTATCATATAGCGTAAACGCTGATACATGGTCAAACACTACATTACCAGCAGGACTAGCAACAGCAGGTTCTAAAGCTATAGCATATGGTAATGTTGGCGTAAACGATAATAGATTTATAGTTACAAGTGTAGGCGACCGCGATGTTGCTTACAGTCAAGACGGTTGTGCAACTTGGTCATTGTCAGCAAACGCATTACCAGCAGTTGGATATAACTTAACAACATACGGTAAAGGGTTATTTGTTGCAATGAAGTCAGGAACAGGTGATACAGTATGGAGCGCAGACGGCGTAACATGGTCAGCTGGTGCAGGATTATCAACAGATACATGGACAGATGTTGTATGGGGTAATGGACGATTTGTTGCAATAGCAGCATCTGGTACTAAAGCTGCATACAGTTTAGACGGCAAGAATTGGACTGATGTTGTGCTACCTACTATTGGTGCTCCGCATTCAATTGCTTACGGTCAAGGTGTATTTGTAATTACTTTCCAAGATGATGCAGATCAAATTATATCTTCAGAAAATGGTATCCAATGGACATCAAACACAATAACAGCAAACGGGTCTTCAGGCTACGGTGCTGTTGCATTTGGTAACCCAGGACAAGTAGGTAAGTTTGTTGTTCACACATTCAACAGCACATCAGTATGTGAAGTTGTTAAAATTGGAGCAAGAGCAAGAGGAAGAGCTGCTGTTGCAAACCAAAAAATATTCCAAATCAATATTGAAGAACCGGGAAGTAACTATATAAGTGCTCCAGCAGTAACTATTACTGATCCAAATAACATTACCGAAGTTGAACTTACTGTTAGAATTGGTAATGGAGCAATAGCAACTCCAACGTTTATTAATAGAGGAACAGGATTTACTACAGCAACAGCGTCTGTTAATGCAGCTACTAGTAACGGTAAAGCAGACTTCTTACAAAGTGGTGCATACATTGCTGTTAAGAGATTAACATCAACTCCGGTACCAGGGTCAAACGTAGTAATTGCAGGATTAACTGGCAAAGTGTTCAAACTTGTTAGTACTGTAAGTTTAACAGGCACTAACAATGGATCTAAGAAAGGATTCTTACAACTTAGTCCGTCATTAACAATCTCTGAAGCGCCTGCAAACGAAGCAAGTGTTACAAAACGTATT